TATCGCCTTCGTTGAATTGTGAGTTAAGTTTAAATTTAAGACCTTTGATAAAAGAAACAGAATAATCTTTTAGAGCAAGTCCACCTAAGACACTTGCTATAAATATTGAGATTTCAACATAATATTCTTCAATGTTCATTTCACATGAAGAAGGCATTGATAACCAAAGATGTTAGAAGCGTGATAACAATACCAGCTACTTGCCATAATCTAGTATTTTGTAAATTAATGTCAGATTCTATTGAATCCAACCTACGAAAATTCTCCTTCCACTTTTGTTCACAAACCTTTTCATGCCTATCCAAAGCATTTGCAACCTGTTCAACAGTTGGCTTCTTAGTCGATGGTCTTGGTTTCGCTGTCGCTTTCTTTCTCGGCATTTCCTATACCTCTAAGGCTTTCTAATAATGACTTTGATTTGAGATCAACCAATTGTTTCTTGTCAGAAAACTCTCTTGCCATTGGTTCAATCTCAATACATCTTTGTTGCAAGGCTAGAAGATCATCCAACAAACTTCTTTGTTCATCGGTCATATCTTCTTTGTTATATTCTTCAACCTCGCCATTATCGTTTCTAACTTGTATATCTGACATATTATTCTCCTATTGTTTTTGTTCCTTGTGTTGGTGTTACTAATTCAGCTATTTTATTGCTTATATTAGTTTTTAATTCTGCAACCCTATCTTCTCCTAAAGCAGATTCAACCCAACCTGTTATTTGGTCATTAGTTAAATCAGCAAAAGCGGTGAAGTTTGATAAGTCTGTAGTATCTAACAATTGTGCGCCATAAACTGTAAAAGTTTGTGGATTCCCTCTAGCATCATTATTAGCGCCATCAGTTCCTGTTAAGCGCCAATGCACATTAGAGACAGTATCTTCATTACCATCAATAGTTTTTACATCTACAGTTTTACAATCCCAAGTATAATTTATCGCCATGTTATTCCTCTAATGCTTGTACTCTTGCTTCTAATTCTTGGATAGCTTTTATAGCCATCCACATTAATTGTTGCTCTTTGACACCCTTTCTTTCTTCTCCACCACCATTGGAATATTCATCTACAAGATGTGGCAGATTAGTTTCTAATTCTTGTGCAATAACACCCAATCTTTTATCAGCAGAATCATCATCTTCATTGTAATGAAAAGATTTAATAATCAAGTTTTTTATATTTTCTAATTGATTATCAGCATCGACAATATTTTTCTTTTCTCTTTCATCTGACAAATTAACATTATTTGCTGAATAATTCTTAATACCGCCATTCGATACCACTTCAAATCTTGATGCTGGTGTACCATCTTCACAATATATAAATGCGTTACCTGTACCATTAGGAATAGCAGAATATTTTACAGCTATACCAAAAGGACTAGAGTTTGAACTTTTAAACGTATGAC